TACAGGAATGGAGCAAAGGTAACAAAGTAACAGCGGCTAAAAACGCTGCTTTACTAGGAGGTTACTTAACCGTAGCTAACACAGGCACAGGGGTAATGAAAGACATTTTAAAAGGCAGAGAGGTTGAGCCTGAAGAACTGCCTGACAGAGCAATGTGGGCGTTGCTAGGTGTCTTTGGTTTTGGTAAGTATGCTACAGAAAAATACTTGGGCAGAGGAGACTTAACTGGATTTATAAGCAACATAGTAACTCCTGCTGCTCCTATTATTGATGCAGCTTTCTCAGGTGCTATTGAACTTACTGAAGACGATCCTGACTTTGAAAAGCTAGTTAAACCTGTCCCTGTAGTTGGTGAAATAACTTATAGTCACCTGTTAGGTGGAGCAGAAGAATACAACAGAGACAAACTATTAGGTAGAAAATAATGTCAAGTTATTTAGGTGGTACAAGTTCTGGCTTAGGTCAGGCACTAGTTGCAATGTCTCCTGAAGAACAAAAAGATTTTGCAGCATCTATGGTAGGAACTGCGATAGACTTTACTCCTATTGTTGGTGAGGCTAAGTCTTTTGCAGAAGGTGAGCAAGCAAGGCAGCAGGGCGACTACCTTATGGCAGGTCTTGGGTATGCAGGCGCGATTCCTTTGGCTGGTATGGCTGTCCGTCCAGTTAAGGGCGTGTTGTCGAGCGTGGGTAGTCTAGCTAACAAAGCAGCACAGAACACGCCTACTCGTATCCCTGAGTTTTATACTAACCCAGTAAAAGGCGCGATTAACTTTGGTAAAGAATATACAAAAGCTGTCGTTCCTGCAATTAAAGAAAGCATTGATCCACAGGCTGTAGCAAAGCGTCGAGTTGTGGGAATGTCTGATACAAAGATAGACGATTGGATAAGTGAGGTAGGACAAGACGCAGAGAAGACAGCCATCTCTATTAATCGTCAGCTTGGCGCGCCTGAAGACACACTTATTGAGAAAAGCATTGTAGGTCTTAACTACTTAGATTCTCGTATTCCTAGAGAAGACGTAGCTACCTTGTCTTCTGCTATTGGGCAGGGCTTTAGAACTTCAGGTACTATTCCTAATTCTATTGTTGAACGAGCTACTAAACATTTGACTGACGGGCCTCATGTCTCCAATCCAAGGGGCAGATATGAGTATCAGATTAAAGACCCATCCGTAGATAAGAACATAGGTTATGTAGAATCTATTGGGGTGTCAGGTGCAGGTTCGCCAGTAGTTAGGGCGCTTCACGGGAAAGCCACAGATACTTACTTAAGCTCTGTTAATAAATTAAATAAGATTGGTGGTGACAAAACTGTATCTAAACTCCAAGGCAAAGACATGGTAGAGTTTATGCAAGTCTCCTCTACTTTAAATGGGGATGCGTATCAGCTAATGAAAAAGCTGGGGGTTAGCGGTCAGCCTAGTCAAATGTTAGAAACTTTGTTGCTGGCTAGAGCAAAGTCAGCTAAAGGTTTAAAGATTTACAAAGGAGAACAGAAAGCTCTGGACTCTTTTAATAAACTGCTAAACACCCGCGCAATAAAGATGGCTAGAGTTAGCGATGAAGCAGGGAATCCTGTTGGCGCGAGGAATCTTGTAGACATAAAAGAGCCTGAAGGTTACTTAGTGACACAGCAGTCTTTTAACTCAAGACAGAAAGAGTTAGGAGGAATGAACGCTTTTGTAGTGGTTGACCCTAACAAAGAAAAGATGTATACGATGTTAAGTGACGGACATGATGTCTTAGGTAAAGACCCTGTTGGTGGACACGGTTTAATTACGGCATCTCCTCTGATTGAGTCTTCAATTAAGACAGGTGCTAAGTATAACAACAAACAAATAAAAACTAACAAGACACCAAGAAAAATAAATAGGGCTATTAAAGAAACAGAAGCCGTAACAGGCATAAAGAAGAATGCAAAAGAAACAAACGAGGCATATACAAAGAGAGCTTTTAGAAACTCTAAACCGCCGGTAACACAAGCTGATAGAGATAGAGCAGCGTCAGCTAGGAATAAACTAGCGGGTACAGGGTTGTTAACAGTAGGCGCTGTAGGATACGCAGCTTCAGACGATGAATAAAAAAGGGGCCACTTAAGGCCCCTTAGTTTTACTAAACTATCTCACATGCACCACCGACACACGCTAACTCCTGACTCCCTGTGGTGTTATCTTCCTCCTCAAACTTACCTAAGTCCTCCCAGTCTACACCCTTTGGCATGGCTGCTACTAACTCCTTGTACTTGTCAGCATCTATGTCTTCATACGGAGCTTGTTGATATACATGATCACTATACGGCAACAAACTAATACCACTACACAGGTCAAAGTTCTCCCATATCCACTGTGCTACTTGCAGGAACTCATTATCTGTATAGTAAACAGTGATGCTTGGCTTATGTTCACACCAATGATTCTGGTAGGCTTTCCAAAGTTCTAGCTGCTGCATTGCTCCTACTTGCTTGACTGTCACTGACGTATCAGGTGCTTTGACAGGGAAGCTGAAAACAGCAGAGGATGGTGACATAACATCCTGCTCTACTGGGAATCCGCTTTGCTCCATGAAGACTGCCAAAGGGTCTTTCTTGTCGCTACGCACCCGTCTAATGTAATGCTTAGAAAAGCGGGGATGAATACCACTAGCAGAGTCAACAAGCTGAGACACAGTACCAGAAGGCTTAACACACGTAATAGCAGCAGACTGATTAATGCCAAGTTTCTCAGACCATTTCTTATTAGTATTAATAGTAACGTCGCGTATCTGTTCAAGCCACTTCTCCAAGTCTTTAGACTCTCCTTTGCTCAACAGGTAGTGATCCATGATACCTGTCATACTAACGCCTAGCAAAGCCTCTTCCTCCGTGTTACGCTTCCAGCAGCTACGTAGGTAACGGAAGTCTGTTAGTGTAGCCTGTAACGTACCTATGATAGCTGCCATCTCTGCCTTCTTCTTGAGACTATCTAGTGTGTCATCCTCACGTACTACAATCTCTGACAGGTTACAGAACTGATTACTGCGTAGGATAATCTCAGAGCAGGGGTTAGTGCCAAAGTCCTGCTCACTGTCACGCCTACCGTTACGCGCTGCTATCTTCTGTGCTGCTACACGACTAAAGATACCACGTTCACCTGCCTTGCTCTCATACATCGTCTGCATCTCTGACAGGAACGACTCAAAGTCTGGCTTCTCAGTGTACGCTACGCTGTTGTTAGCAAGCCTACGCTGTCCTTCTAGCTCCCACCAGTTACCTGACTTAGCCTTAGCCATACGTGGGTCAGACAGGTTAGAGAGGCTAATCAGTGCAGACCTACGCACACCACCCACCACTACAATGTCAGCAATCTTACACACCACATCGTGACACTCAATAGATGTCAGCTTGCGTCCTGCCGCCTTCTGAAATATCTCTACACAAAAGTTAAACAAGTCCACCAAAGGCTCTGGCCCTGACGCACGACCACCGAAGGTCTTAAGCCTAGCACCTGACAGCCTTACCCTGCTCATGTCCCACTTAGGCACCTTACCTGCGTACAGCATAGCGATAAGCTCACGGAATGCAGAGGCCCAGCCTATCTTGCTGTCGCTGACAACGATAACACTGTCAGTAGTATGAAAGGACTCAGCAATGACAGGTAGTTTGGTGATAAAGTTACGTTCAACACTGAAGCCTACACCTGTACCACACATAAGCACATACATAAGCTCATCAAAGCTACGTGGTGAGTCAATGGCTAGGTAGCTACAGTTGAACCCAGCTACGTTGTCCTTGGCTAATGCTGGCCCTGCTGTCATCATGCAGCGCATACTAGGCATTACTTCCATGTTGTGGATAGCATTGAACATCTTTAAAGCTACGGTCTCGTCTATCTGTCCACGGTCTTTCCAGAAGTCTACATACCTGTTGACTGTCTCGTGCCATTTTTCTCGTCTACCTTCCTCTGGTAACCAACGTGCGTATCGGCTCTTATGTATAAACTGTTGGTACTGATCCATTAGCTGTTCTCCTTTGTCACCATCTCTGTTAGTTTGTTTAGATACCAACCGGCTTTTTGTAGGTCTTCTACTTGCTTACCTTTGTAGTCGTAGCGCCACAGGTATTTCATGCAGTTACCCTTGAGGTAGCCTTTGAATGCATGACTGGACATGGACTCTTCTATTGCATCAATACACTCTATATTTCCTGAGTTGTAGTGCTTAGGCTTACCTACCATATCTTCTTCATCTTGCCTAGCAATGATGTCTTCCAGAGACTCGTCTTCCCAAGGCTGTAAGTCATTAAAGTACGCTTTCTGCCATGTTTTTAGTAATGCGTTATTGTCTCTCACTTTATCCCAATCAGAACTTGTTGCGTCATTAATACTCATCTTCAAAGTCCTCCGCTATTCTATCAAAGTTTTTAATTAACCTATCTTCAAAAGCATCTATTAAATCTGTCGTTGTAATGTCTAGTAACTCACACATTAAATCTTCATCCAGATGCAACACTATCTTTTCTTTTAGTTCTTCAAGAGTAAACGACATATTGTTTCTTCCTTTTAATATACTTGGTCATATTCTTGGCTGTCTCTATAGTGTAATGCTTGAAGCCTTCCTTCTCACACCATTCACCCATCGTTATCTTACCGCCCTTACGTACCTTCTTACTGGGGTTTGAAGGAAGGCT